ATCAAATATTTCCATGTTCTATTCGCAAGCCCCCTCGCTTTCAGCGTCTTCAAGCCTGCAAAGCCTCGAAAGTATATCCTCAGCAATCTCGTCCCCGGTTCTGTCATCCCGGTTTGTCTCGGCAGGGTAGATTTTATCAATAAATCTCACGGTAGGGTGGTTACCGCCCGCATATCTCGCCGTATTAAAGGCAATGTCTTGCAAAGCGTCGGTAATATAAACACGATATGTCAGTTCCCGGGCTTGTCTTTCAAGCTCGGCTTCGGCATATCGCAGAATAAGCTTAATGTTCCCCGCCCTTATCCTTCCTGTACAGCCGATGAGGGTTTCATATCCCCGCTCGGCTGCAAGGATGTAAAAAGGCGGGTAATCTCCGGGTCACTCAGAAGCTTGATTATATTAATCGGCAATGATATAACCGAAATCTCGTTCGGGTCGTCCCCCAAAGCTCTTATAATCGCCTTGACTGCCCCACGGTGATTTTTCAGAAGCAGTCTGCCAAGTCTGAGCTTAGATACCCCCTCCGCCCTTGCTTTTTTTATCTCCTCATCGGCGATAATCTCGCTTATAGGGTCGATTATCTCCGCAAGCACGTCAAAAGCCTCATCGCCCTTGATTTCCGAAAGCATTCTCATTTTTATTCACCAACCCTTCAAGCCTTGGCGGTCTCGTCAGCCTTAACAGCTCTCGCCGCCTTGGTCGCCGCTGTTCCCGCCTGAACGTAAACCTCAAACGGCACCTTGTCTATGTCCGTTATAGAGTAGTGCGCCTTATAGCTGAAAGCCGCCTTGCCCTTCTGCTTGTCCTCAGATTTGATGTTAAAGCCGTCCTCGGTCAAAGCATTAATCATGTGAATAGCCGCAAATCCGGCTTTTTCTCCGGTGTTTACCCTCGAATAGTCGCCTACCCACCACAAATCCTCAAAGTCCGAAAGCTCTAAATGGTTTCGCGGCGTAAGCTTGTTCCCATCAACATCTGCGGCGCCCAGCGCACTTTTAACGTTTTCTGCGGATATGGTAACATATGTGCCGCTCAGCGTAATCTCCCACTCCGAAATGTCCTTTAACTCTTTTGTGTTCTTTGGGCAGTTGTCTATATCCTCGCCCCAGTCGATATAATTGGGCTTAGCCTTAAAATCCAAACCGCCCGAGGTTGCGCCTAAAAGCGCCTCAACTTTAAGGGTAGCAGGGTCAAAGCTCTTAACCAGTATTCCGGCGTTAAACTGTATCTGCTCAAAGGTGTTTTCGGGTATTTTAGTAAATAGCATAGTTATTTCTCTCCTTTTAGTATTTTGTCAGAAACTCCGCAGAAAGATTAATATACTTCCTGCGGATCCTATCGTCCTGCGCATCGCGCATATTCTGCTTCAGGGGCGAGCCGTATTTAAGCCATATAAGCCCTTCGTCGCATTCAAGGGTGATACCGCCAAAGCCTATAGCTCTTAGTATCTCATTTGCCTTTGCGTCGCATTCAAGCCAGTCCCTGCCGTCTCTGTACCACAGATTAACCACCACCGAAGTCTCACCGGAATTCCAGCTTCCGAAATCGGCGGAATAGGTCAGGTAAGGAAACCTCGTCTCAGTCGTTTCAGGTGCCTCAGGCATTTCGCTCTCGTCAAGGCAGGTGCTTTCCTCATATACCGGTATATCAAAGCCCGCAAAAAAGTTATAAAAAGCTCCGTTAGCCGTCAATTAATTGCACCTCCAATTTGTAAATCTCGCAGGAAGCCGCGCAGTATTTCAGCGTCGATGTCGGGGGCGGTCTGTTGTCTCCGGGGTTCGAGGTAATACGAAAGCAAACGCCGTCGCCAGCCCTCATAAACACATCGTGATAGCCTATCCCCGCTCTTATGGGGATATATGCCGTGTAAACGTCCTTAACCCCCTGAGCCATTGCAGTTTTAGCCTGAATAGATCTGTCAAATGCAACAGCCGCGCAAAAGCCTTCGCCCCGCCTTGCATATGTGTAAATGTTTCCGTCCGCGTCGCGCTCCTTTTCAAAGCTTATCTTAAAGCAGTCCGCCATCTGTGCTTCAACAAGTGTCATGCAGCCTGTGCCCCCTTATTATATTTTTCTCCATCGGTTCAGCTTCTGCCTGAATACGCTCTGCCAGCTGGTGCAGGTGCCGCCCCTGTAGTCCGCAACCTTTGTGTATTGGTATCCTCCGAAGGATTCCGAAATAAAAGGGGAGGGCTTTGCGGCGTCCGAAGAGTTATAAGTCTCTATCTCGTCAACCAGCTTCAAAAAATCAGCCGGGGGCTTTAACAGCCACACAGCGCCGTCAAAGATTTCAGCCGGCGAAAAAATATAGCCGAACTTATAAACTCCATCGTTGAACACGCTCCCTATAACTCTTATATACTGTCCCTTAGGAACAATATCCGAAAGCTCAGTCCGCTCCTTTTTGCCGTCCTCTATAACGCTTATACAGCCGTTTTCTATAATCACCCTGCCTATAAGCTTTTTATCGCAGAACCAGTTTCTAAGCTCTGCGCATACCTCGCCTATCATGCGCTCCGCCCTCCTCTCTTAGTCCTCCTCAGCGGCTTAAAAGGTGCACTTCATGGCGGCAATCTGCTTGCCGTCGGTAACCTTTGCTCCGTAAACGTGCAAGCCCTTAACGGCGTCTGCAAAGCGCTTTTCGGGGCGGTAGGCATTTGTTTCTATTATCTGCTCTGCATATATGCAGGCGTTTTTCGATTGTGCTGTTACAGTAAAGGTGCTGCCGTCGACAGCGCAGTTGTTCGATTCAAAAATCTCAAACCCTGCAATAGTGCCGATAAAGCCGTTTCTTGCCGCCTTCTCAGCCTGTGCGCCGCCTCCTGCCGTGAATCTCGCGTCCTGCAAAATCAAAGCATAAGCTTCGGGCGGAATAACCAATGTTCTGCCCTCGGTGGGAACGTTAGCCTTATCCAAAAGCATTCTCAGCTTTACTATGTTTTCGTAGATGTTGTCCGCAGTCAAAGCCACAGCGGTTGTTCCGCCAATAACGTTTGAGGCGTCACCTCCGTCCGCCAGTGTTTTAAGTATGTACTTGTCTGCCAGATCCGAAAGCGCGTATGCGCTCTTTTTCATAGCCTTATCCATCAGCTCGCCCGCCGCCTGGGCAGCGTCAACGTCGTCAATCTGGAAGTTGAAGTATTTCGCCTGAGATATTTCAAGCGTCTCGTCGTTGGTCTCCAGCGCCTCAGGCTCGTTGATATCGGTGTTTCTGGTGTAGTCATGCACCGAAACCGCACCGATGGTGTTGATGTGCACGGTATCGCCCTTCTTCTTAATCTGACCCTCATAGTCGCGGTTTACAAGGTTCACCGCAACATGAACGTTCTCCAAGGCGTTCAAAAGCCTTGCACTCCAAAGCTCGGGTATAAAGTTAGTAACTGCCATAATTTAATCTTCTCCTTTTTTCAGTGATTCTATGATTTTATCATAGTTTTCGTTGATTTCCTTTGCCGACATCTTCCTTATGTCGTCCCTGGTAAAGCTCTTTCCGACTTCCTTTTTAGGCGGATTTGAAACATTCGCCCCCGATTTGCGGGTAGTCTCAATGATATCTCCGAAATCGGCTTTTATCTGCTCTCTTAGCTTTTCCTCGCCTTTAAGCTTGCCGTTTTCGTCGACCTCCAGTCCTTCAATATCAGAAAACTTTACCGCTCTTTCAATCCACTTTTCGCCGATTCCCTCCGACTTAAGCAATTCTTTGTAAAGAGCCGCCTTGCCCGCTTTGCTTTTTTCAGCCTCCACCGACAATTTGTAATTGTCAAACTGATTTTTAAGGTCGTCGTAGTCCTCCTTATTCACTTTATCCGCCGAGCCGTTCTTCGCCGCGTCTAAAGCTTCGTTCAACTGCTTCTGAACGCCGTCGAGCTTATCCGCCTTCTCCTTCAGTGCGTTGGTCACCTCCAGATGAGCCTCGATAATCTCGTCGATTTTTTCCTCGTCTATGCCCATTGCTTTGAGCATCTTTCGGGTAAATGCCATTGTTTTTTCCTCCTTCATTTTCTTTAGAAGATGATATATCAAAGCCGGGCAGTAGAATCCCACTGCTCGGCTTTTCTAAAACGCATTGCCTCGCGTTTTATTCAAAATTTGTTTGACACAGCATATCGAATGTGCTATACTTAACTTAGTAAAGGAGCTGAAAAATATGCCTGCGATATCCATGTTTTACGGAATAATAATCAGAATGTACACCAATAACGAGCATAACCCGCCGCACTTTCACGCCACATATCAGGGCTACAACGCAACATTTACCCTTGACGGCGAAATAGATAAAGGCGATATGCCCAAACCGCAAAGAAAATATATTGCCGCTTGGGCGGAACTTCACAAGGATGAACTCTTAGCCAACTGGGAACTTGCAATGAACGACGAACCGCTGTTCAAAATCGCCCCGCTCCGCTGAAAAAGCAATATAACGTCTACGAAAGGAGAACACCCCATGAATACTCCTGCCTGGGTAGTAAAAGAAGTGCAGCCGCAAAAGGATTACACCCTGCTTATCACATTTGCAGACGGTGCTAAAAAGATTTATAACGCCCGCCCCCTGCTTGATAAAGCCATATACTCCCCGCTGAAAAGCCCCGCTTTCTTCCTAACAGCCAAAGCCGAGTGCGGCACCGTCGTCTGGAACGATGACATAGATATAGCTCCCGAACATCTTTACGAATGTTCGCGCCCGGTATAGAATTCAAAAGCCCCGTCTTAACAGGCGGGGTATTTTTCATCCTTTCTAAAACGCATTGCCTCGCGTTTTATTCAAAATTTGTTTGACACAGCATTGCTGTTGTGCTATACTTAACTTAGTAAAGGAGCTGAAGCTATGCCGAAAAATAAATTGGTTGCCCCTGTTGTAAAATGGGTTGGTGGAAAGCGCCAGCTATTAGATGAAATCACGCCCTTACTTCCTAAGCGAATTAATGCCTACTGCGAACCGTTTTTGGGCGGAGGCGCAGTTCTCTTTTCTATTCAACCCTCAAAGGCAGTCGTTAATGATCTCAATGCGGATCTTATAACCGTTTATGAGGTTATTCGCGATGATGCCGAGGATCTGATAGAATCGCTGAAAAAACACAAAAATACATCTGAGTACTTTTATGAAATGCGGGATGTTGATAGAGACAAAGCAAGCTATCAAGCTTTATCAAAGGTCGAAAAAGCGTCCAGGCTTATTTACTTGAATAAAACTTGCTTTAATGGTCTGTTCAGAGTAAACTCATCCGGGGAGTTTAATTCCCCTTTTGGACATTATAAAAATCCTAATATTGTAAACGAGCCTGTGTTAAGAGCCGTAAGCAAATATCTTAATGCAAATAATATTACATTCTATAGCGAAGATTTCGCGCAGACACTCAGCCGAATCGGAAAAGACGTATTTGTTTATCTCGACCCGCCTTATGATCCTGTTTCAGATACAGCAAGCTTTACTGGCTATAGCAAAGGTGGATTTGACAGAAACGAACAGCTTCGCCTGAAGAACTGCTGCGACAGTCTCACACAACGTGGTATTAAATTCCTGCTTTCAAATTCTGCAACTGAATTTATAAAAAATTTGTATCATGAATATGATATTACCATTGTAAAGGCAAAACGAGTAATCAATTCGGATGCAAGCAAGCGCGGAGCCATCGAGGAGGTACTCATCAGGAACTATGAGACTGAATGATATTGCATGGGAAAATTTGTTCGATAAATACCGAATTCTCACGGAAATTGAACGGAACGGTCAGTTTGTCATCTCGGCAAACCAGATTAAGGAATTCCGAGAGCCGAGATTAATGACGAAATTCGACCACAAAGTAAATCTTCCAGTAATTTTTGCAGAAAATAATTTAGCCATTTTGCCAGTAACTCGCGGAGCCTATATCATTGCTCCATTCTCAGCATACAAAGAGTTTGAAGAACCGGATAATAACGCTCAGCGAATCTCTATTCCCGCACACATTCAGAGCTTGATGCCGCAATTCATTATAAGCGAAGCGATTGCTTTGAATTGTGCCAATGCCTGTGGGATACTTAATGATTTTTTAGAAGATGACGCACTTGTTCCGACAGTCAACGGACGGATGAGTTCCGGCAGATTTGGATTTAATATAGATACAGCTTTCAGCACAAAATATGTTATAGTTGATAATTCACAGATTGAAATCGACGCCGCATACGAGGGCATCAACTATCTTTCGCTGTTTGAAGCCAAAATGGATCTGTCAGATGATTTTCTTGTAAGACAACTTTATTACCCTTTGCGCACTTGGGCAAGTAAGGTTACAAAGCCCATAAAGTCTGTTTTTATGATTTATTCCAACGGTACATTCAGTTTATACCAGTATCAGTTTGAAGATATCAGAAACTACAATTCGCTTTATCTGGTCAAGCAAAAGAACTATGTCATAACGACAGAGATTTGTTTGCAGGATATTGAAAATCTTTTGATAACTGTTCCATTGATACCAGAGCCGGATATAGCATTTCCTCAGGCAGATCGTATGTCCAGAATAATTAACCTGATTGAATTGCTCAACGAAAAGCCAATGACACGGCAGGATATCACATCAGAATACGCTTTTGACGAACGTCAGACAAATTACTATACTGATGCCGCAAGATATTTGGAGCTTGTTGAAAAAGGTCAAAATGATGATGGCAGAATTCTTTTTTATCTATCTGACAAGGGACGCCGCATTATGCAATTGGAGTATAAGGAACGTCAGCTCGCAATAGCAGCACAGATATTAATGCACAGGGTGTTCAATGAAGCATTGAAATTACATCTGCAATGTGGGGAAATGCCCGATAAACAAACTATTATTCAAATTATGAAAAACTCAGATCTTTACCGCGTTGAAGCCGACAGCACGTATTTGCGGCGCTCTTCCACTGTCGTTGGATGGGTAAATTGGATTCTGGGAATTATAGAGGAATAATGATTCAAAATTGAGTCTGAATACCCAACCGTGTAAATGTCAATAATCCCCACAAGAAAACATGGAGGTTATTGAACATGAAAAACAGAACACACGGTTTGAGCGAAAAGGAGCTGGAGCTTGTAAAGCT